GTGAGTTTGTTTCTGCATAATACGACAAAGTTTTTCGTGTGATTCTATTTTCTCTAATGCAGAATTTTTAGGCATTATATTGTTTCTTCTTTACTGCAAGTATATTGCGTTGATAATTGAAGTTCATTTACTGTATCTTTATTCATAAGTTCTAAATATTGTATACTTGTATCTAAAGCTACTATCGCACATTCTTTCCAAGTGTCAAAAGTTTCTTGGTACTTTACTGGGTCTTTACATTCTTGTGTAACAAATGAACATACTGAAAGCATAAGAATAAATTTCATAATATTTAATTATAGTTAAGCAAGTGAATATATGGTGTGTGTTAGTATATCCACTTGCAAATTTTTTATATCATTTTTAATTATAAAATCAATTCAGTTAAACTATTATTTGAACCTATAGTTCCCTTATAAAAAGTATTAAAAGCTAAACTTATTCTTGTATTATTACCTTTTTTAGTTTCTACTTGATGTGTGGTTGATGATGGAAATATTATTAATTGACCTGTTTCTAAAGGAAACCACCACGTTTCAGAGTTCCATACATTATATTTATCTATTTCAAGTTTTATTCTTTGATAACCTTGTGGATTTGAAAACTTAATTTTGTCATTATTTTTATTACAATTAAAATATAATACACCAGATAAAATTGAATTTGGATGTGCGTGTCTATGATGATATTCGTTTTCTTCTGTATAGTTTAACCAAGATTGAGTTATGTAAAGTTCTACATTATTTTTAGTAGAAATAATTTTTTTTAAATAATCTTTACAACATTTATCTAAAAATTTTTTAATGTTTTTAAATTGTTTTTTATTAAGAATATAATTATCTTTTGTATTAATATTTCCTTCGTTTTTATTGCAATGTTTTTTTTGTTCACTTACAAATTTTAATTCTTGTTTTGTAAATGGTCTATCTATATCTGTCATATAAATAGGTACAGGAAATAAATTTTGTATAATAGGTTCTTTCATTAATAACACCAAGATACAAACGAGTATCTTATTCCTTTTGTAACAGGTTTTACTAAATGTGGGTACATAAAAAGAGATGGAAAAATTATTAAATCACCAGCTTTAAATTTTATTTCATAATCATCAAACATTATAAATTCTCCACCTTTATAATTATCATTTAAAACAGCAACAATACTTAATATTGGTATACCTCGTCTTTCTCCTGTAAATAAAGAATGAATATGATCAGAATGTTTCGACATGATTTGACCTTTTTTATATCTATTAAATCTTATATTGTTAAATCCTTTCCATCCATTAAACGTATCTCCACCTATTTTATCAATAAGAATATATTTTTCTAAAGATTTCCAAGTTAGATTAACTAAGTCTTGTAAATGTGTAAAATTATTTCCCCAACAAATATCAAGTTCTTTATTACCATTTTTACTTTTTTGTTTAAAATCTTTTATATTTGAATATTTATGTTTTTCCCAATTTTTATTAAAAGATAATTCTTGCAAAGTTTTATTTAAAATATTTTGAGGAATCCAATTATCTAAATGTAATATATAATTTTTTAAATTATCCATTATTTATCATTAATTAAATTAACATAAGCAGAAAGTATATATCTATATTTATTGTCTGGACAAGGCTGACCCCTGTGTGTGTGTGTCCAAAATGCAGGAAAAATTAAAACTCTACCTTTAACAGATTTTATAACTTTTCCATTATAAAATTCTGTGCCACAATTATGATTAGAAAGATAAACAAGAATACTTAAAATTCTTGGTTCGTTAAAAGATTGTTCACTATGAAATTCATTATAATAATTACCCGGTATAAATTCTTTAAATTTAAAATTTTGTAATTCCCATTTATTATATGTTAAATTTATTTCTGGATTTAATTTTGTATATTCTTTAATTATATTTTTTGTTAAATTTTGAAAAATATCGTTTTCATTATAAGCTATATTACAATAATTATAATTATGAGGATTGCCATAAGAACCTTGTATGTTATTTTTTAAATTTTTTATTAAAAAATTACAATCTTTATTAGATAAAATATTATCTATAATACAAATATTATTCATTTATTAAACACACACACTTATTTTTTAATAATAGTTTTATATTTATTCTCTTAAATCCCAACTTAATGTTGATTCATTCCAATCATAAGATTGTCCATCATTAGGTTTTACTATAGGTGCTTCCCAAAGACAAGATGTTTCATTTAATATCCAACTATTATGGGGTCTATTTCTTATAAAAGCATCTTTTGTTTGATCGTATTTATCACCAATACCAGCAAAATTTTTTCTAAAAGGTGTTCCACCTAATTTATGCACTCCACCAAGAGTATTATAAGAAGTTTGTTTCCAAACATCATTTGTGCCATAAATATTATTTAAAAAATCTACACCAGCTTGTTCAGTTACTGCAACATCATTTGATATTACTTCAACTTTTTCAATTTTATTTCCAATTCCTAATTTTGCAAAATGTGCCATAATAATATCCTATGCTGTATAACTCCCTGACCCTGTAAATTTAATAACTTTATCACTACCATCTGTTGTTACAGTTGGAGAACCAGATGTAGTACCGGGATAATCAGATGTTGCTACCCTTAAAATAACTACACCACTTCCTCCAGAACCTCCGGGATTATCATTAGTACCACCACTACCTCCACCGGTATTTGCTGGAGAACTTGCTGAAGCACCGGGGTTTGTTTGACCAGCAGTTCCTCCTCCATCACCACCGGGTAAGTTTGGAACAGCACCTCCGCCACCAGCATAATTAACTGCTGAACCAGTTATTGAGTTTGAAAGACCATCTCCACCATGACCTGCACCATCTGTATTACCAGCTTCACCTGCTCCACCACCAGAACCTGCACCTGCAGGACTAACAAGCGCACCTCCATCATTTCCTTGTCCACTTGTTCCAGAACCAACAGAACCCGGACTTGAAGAAGCTCCACCACCAGAACCACCATCTTCACCATCTCGTTTGCCAGATACTTTAGAAGCACCCCCACCACCACCAATAGCAGTTATTGTTGTAATTCCTGTACCAGATAAAACACTATTTGAACCATTAAGACCTTTTTGTCCGGGAGAACCTCCTACACCAGATCCACCAGCACCTACTGTTACAGTATATTCCACACCCGGACTTAAATTTATAGCTGTACCACCAAAATTTGTTAATAACCCTCCAGCTCCCGCACCAGCACCATCTGCTGTACCACCAGAACCACCACCTGCAACTACTAAATATTCTGCTTCATAAGTTTGTGGTGTTTCTAAACTTACATTATCATCTCTTACTGGAATCCAACCTTGTGTTGAACCAGAATAAACTATTTTAATATTTTGACCGGCTACATCATAAACAGGTTTTGGAGATGCAAAACCTTGAAATTTATTAGAACCTTGATCTAATGTAAGATTTGCTGTTGCAAAATTTCTTGTAAAATCAACAAATTCTATTTCATCTCCTACACTTGGAGAACCGGGTAAATCTATTTCAAAAGCACCACCAGCTGTATTTACAAAATAACCTTCTCCTGCTGCTGCTGTAAAGTTTGCAGTTTTTACTGCTGATTGCCAATCAGTTCCACCAGAGTTATCTACAAAAGATAAAGCTCCAGAACCATTAGTTGTTAAAATTTGATTTGCTGAACCATCTGCTGCTGGAAAAGTTAAATTATCTATTGTAACTTGTCCGCTTCCTTTTGGTAAAATTGATACACCAATATTAGTGTCTCCACCAGATGCAGTAAAACTTGGATTGTTTCCACTAGAAGCATTTGCTAATGTAAGTTCATTAATTGCTGAACCTGTTGCAGTAAGATTTAATAATTCATTACCATTAGTATCACTTATTTTAGTACCAATTTTAGGTGATGTTAAAGTTTTGTTTGTTAAAGTTTGTGTTCCATCTGTTGAAACATTACCAGTTCCATCAACACCAGAATAACTAAAGTGTACTCCAATACCATCTGTATTTGAAAATGTTCCTGCACTTACTATATGGGTTACTGGAACTTTAGTATAACCACTTGCGTCAGTTACTGCACCAGATACTTTGAATGTTGCATAAGTAGATGCTGTACCTTCTTTAGTTATAGTTACAATTCCTCTTGCTGCTGCGTTAGATACATCATCCCAAGATTGTACAAATGAAGATATATCTGCACTTGCATCATCTGCATCATCTACATATAAAATAGAAACTGAACTTACAGTACCATTATTAAAAGCTAATTTACCTGCACCCGGATCAGCATCAGAAGTTGAACTGTTCCAAGTCATTGAAAGTTGTGAGTTAGTACCAGCTGCTCCAGTAGAACCAGTATTACCTGTTTCACCTTGAATACCTTGAGAACCTGTATCTCCTTTATTACCAGATCTTGAAAAATGTACTGATAGTTCGTCAGCAGCACTAAATGTGTTGTTACTTGCTACATGAGTAACTGCTAATTTTACATAACCAGAAGCATCTGTTGAAGCACCAGTTATATTAAATCTTGCATAAGTTGATCTATCGTTAATGTCGTAGA